CAAAACCTTCAATAACTAGCAATGTACCATTCTTAGATGAAGATGGTAAACCAATTGAAATGACTGAAGAAGAAAAAGAAATGTTGGAAGAAGAAGCTAGAGCTGAAAGAAATAGAAAGGTCTTAGAAAATAAAAAACCAAAAACTATTAACCCTATAGCTAAAAAAGTGGAATTACCACCTAAACCAAAACCTCAGCTTTCAATAGCTGATAACGACTTTGAAACCGATTGTGAATGCGGTCCAGATGAAGCATGTGAAAAATGCATAGACCAAAAAGGTTACTAAAAAAAAAAAGCCCTCGTAATGAGGGTTTTTTTATTCTTTGTTGTTTGTAAATCCTCGTTCTAAGAATTCTTGTAATGTATGTATTAACCAAACACCAGCGGTTGCTAATAAGCCGTTTAAAAATACCATTAAATAAACGTTTTCAACACCCAATGAACCCACAGGTGTTAGTTTGGTATAACCCATCAAGAACATAATAAAACTAACGGCAAAACCCATCCAAGTGCCTAGACACATAAAACAAGTAAAAAGCTTATGTATACTATAGCCACCAGTACCAAATTTTGCAAGCATATCTCTCCAACCTTGAAAGATAGAACCGTAAATCATATTGTTACAGGCTCCGTAACAAATAAGAATAAAAATAAGTGTTTCCATAATTTTTATTTCAATAATAGGGATTCTATTATCAATAGTAAATATTTATAAAGATGAAAGCATTTATTAAACAACTTTTAAGAGAAAATATTGATAAAACAATAACATGTAAAAATTGTGGGTGGCAATGGAAAAAATCTGAAGGTGGCCCAGATATGTATTTTTGTCATAAGTGTGGGTGTGATAACACTCCAGATAATATAAAAGAAGAAAAAGAAAAAACAGAATCAGCTGGTGCTTTAATTAAGTGTACAAAAACCAATAAGGTTTTATTGTTACTTAGAAACGATAAGAATCCAACATGGTCTTGTGTTGCTGGTGGCTTAGAAAAAGGTGAAGACCCACTTGAAGCTTTAAAGCGTGAAATCAAAGAAGAGCTGTCAATATCTAGCGATAATATAGATTTTAAAAAAATAGGTGTTGAGTATATAAAGGAAAAAAATATGGATTTTCACTACTATGAAGCATTTACTTCTACTGAATTTTTACCTAAATTAGACCATGAAAATATAAAATTTTTGTGGTGTGGTAAAGACGAAATACCTACCCCGTTATTTGATGGTGTGTCTCAAAAGATAAAAAACATATGGAAAAACAATTAACAGATACAGAAATAATTTCTGAAATAAAACTTGAAATAGAGGGTTTTAAAAAAGAAACGGAAGCAACAACTGCTAGTAAAAATAATTTTATTAAAGAAATTAAATCTGGCTTGGGTTCTGAAATTAAACAAAAAGGTGGTCGTGTTATGGTGGTTAAAAAAACCAAATTCCAAAAAATGACCGATTGGCTTAAAAAGATATTTACAAAATTTTAATTATGAATTATACACAATTAGTAGAAACAGTTTCAGAAATAGTTGAAAACCAAAAAATACAAAAGGTTGGTTTGGTACTTACATATGAATTAGCGGAAGATAAACTAGATAAAATAAACAGGGAAATATTCGCAAAAACTAACCCTTATTCTAGTGCTTTCATACCAACAGATGGATTTGAAGTTATGTTAGGTGGGGTACTTGTGAAATTCAAAAAGATTTAGTACCTTTGCTTCATGGCAAAAGAAGCGAAACTATTAATTGATTGGCCAGAACATACGTATGTTGCTGGCTTAGACGAGGTTGGACGTGGTTGTGGTGCTGGCCCAGTGGTCACCGCAGCCGTAATCCTACCTAAAGGTTTTTCGTCACCCCTTATTCGTGATTCCAAAAAGCTAACTGAAAAACAACGCAACGAAGCGTATAAATTGATAACTGATAACGCATTATCAATATCTTGTAACGCTGGTTCAGCAAACGAGATAGATGAAATAGGTATCAACAAAACAACCTTTAAAACAATGCGTAAATGCATTGATGAATTAACTATCAAACCAGACTTCTTGTTAATTGACGGTACGGTTTGGGAATCTTACAATGGTTTACATGGCGAAATAAGCCATTCTTTGGTGACCAAGGGTGATGATACATATACATGTATAGCAGCTGCTGCGATAGTCGCTAAGGTAAGACGTGATGAATATATGGTTAAGTTACATGATTTATATCCAGAATATAATTGGTCATCGAATAAAGGTTACTTAACTGCTGACCATATAACAGCGTTAAAAACCAATGGTTCAAATAGATACCATAGAAAAACATTCATTTCAAAATTTTTAACTGATTGATTTTTAACAAGTTAAAATAAATTTTAAAAATATTTAACATTTTACTTGACAGGGCTTATTTTTTTTCGTACCTTTGTACCACTTAAATAATCAATCTATATCCATTATATTATGAAAACATCATTATTATCTGCAATGCAAACAAACGATTCACGTACTGAAAACGGTATGGTGACCAACTCATCATCACTTAACTCATGTGTTGACTTATTTTTCCAAATAGGTGCGATGCGTGGTCAAGATAAGACTCGTCTTATCAACGCTTTTACCAAAGCGTATGGTGAAAATCCGTTGACTGCAATGCGTTTGTTATTTTGGGCTCGTGATATACGTGGCGGTGCTGGTGAACGTCAAATATTTAAGGATATTATAACATATCTTGCAAATAACCGTACTGAAGTGATGCGTAAGAACATTCATTTAGTTAGTGAATTTGGCCGTTGGGATGACATCTTAGCGTTGATTGGTACTCCGTTGGAGTCTGATGCGTTGGCGTTGATTAAACAAGCGTTAAATGCAAACCATGGCCTTTGTGCTAAATGGATGCCACGTCCAAACGTTAAAAACCGTGAGGCTAAGCGTCAAGCAAGTGTTATACGTGAATACTTAGGTTTAACACCTAAAGAATATCGTAAGTTATTAGTAGAAAACTCTAATACTGTTGAACAATTAATGTGTTCTAAGAACTGGAGTGCTATTGATTACTCTAAATTGCCATCAAAAGCGATGAGTGACTTGATGAAAGCTTTCAGCAAAAACGATAAAGACCGTTTTGGTGCGTACTTAACAAGCCTTGAAAAAGGTGAAGCTGGTGTTAAAATTAATGCTGGTGCGGTATACCCATACGATATCGTTAAGAACTTAAGGTTTGGTGAATCTCGTGGTGCCAACGCACAATGGGATGCATTGCCTAACTACCTTGAAGGTGGCAAAGAAAGGTTTTTACCAGTAGTTGACGTTTCTGGTTCTATGGCCTGCCCAGCTGGTGGTAATCCAAACATAACTTGTTTGGATGTTGCTATCTCTTTAGGTTTATACATTTCTGAACGTAATGTTGGTCCATTTAAAGATGCGTTTGTGACTTTCTCAAGTCACCCAAAATTACAAGTACTTAAAGGTACTTTGTCTGAACGTTACTCACAACTTTCAATGGCTCAATGGTCTATGTCAACTGATATAGAAAAAGTGTTTACCACTATTTTAGATAAAGCTAAAGCTAGTAACGTGTCGCAAGACGAAATGCCTACTATGATTTTGATTTTATCAGACATGGAGTTTAACAGTGGTACTAGAGGTAATTGGAATTTATCAGCACAACAAATTTTTGAAAAGAAATATGCTGAAGCTGGATATGAAATGCCAAAGATTGTTTACTGGAATATTCAATCACGTGGTGATAACAACAAACCTGTACATTTTGACAAAAATGGTACGGCCTTGGTGAGTGGTTTTAGCCCAGCTTTATTAACCAATTTATTGGCTGGTAAAGAAATGTCACCATACGCAATGATGTTATCAGTAATCGACTCTGAACGCTACTCTGTAGTGACTATATAATATTTAAGGATTGGTCGAGTAATCGGTCAGTCCTTTTTTATGCTTTTTTGTTAAAGATGTTTTCTGCAACGTAACCAAACTATACAACTCAGATAAACAAAAAAAAAAGGAACCAAAACCTTAATATTATTTAAATAATAGATAATAGATAATTTTGGAAACCTCGTCACAGGGTTAGAGGTAAATGCCCCCGCATCTTGAAAAAAAGCATTGATAAAAAAGCTCCAGAAATGGGGCTTTTTTTATTTATAGACTTTACAGTTTGATAAAAAATCGTTAGAATTGTATATGAAAAAAATAGTTATAAAAGAAATTGACCAATATCAAAGTTCTCGTTTTAAAAATAAAACGATTTCGGAATATTTAATATATGTACTAGTTGACGACAAGCAAGCCCATTCAGCATACACTGAATTTGGTGAGACTGCCAAGAAACTACGTGTAAATAGCTTAATTTTAGAACGTTTTATGGACAACAATCAAGATGTTGATGTAAAAGAAATAATAGAAGAACATTATCTTCAAAAATAAATATAATAAAATGGAAACACAATATCCACTAGTTTTAGTATTCTATATAGATGCTGAAGTACTTAAAAACAGAGAAATAATAACACCTTTTGTAGAAAGTGTTAATGATATGATAGCCAAAAAGGAATCTAATGTTATGGCCTTCTTCCTACCAACCACTGGTGAAGAAAGAATCGAATGTATCAACCCAGTAACGCTTAAAGAAACCGATATGTATAAGATTAATAAATTATCC